TAGATACACTTCGAAAAGGTTTTCTCAATTTTTGACAAATTGAGTAAGAGATAGTCAATACTTATGGAAACATGAGAGAAATATGATCAATAGATTGTGCCGTAAAAAATCTTGCCAGTTTTATCTACTGGGGTTTATAATAATAAATAGGAATATTATAAGCTAACGGGGAATCCTAAACTTTTATAGCACGGAAATCCCGTGGGAAGCCATTTAAAACTGGAGGTTCGTATGACAAAAGGTATATATTGTTTTACTAATAAAATTAATGGTAAAAAGTATATTGGTCAATCTATTCATATTGAAGAAAGATATAAAGAACATCTAAGTAGAAGTAAAAATTCTAAAAATAAATTATATAATACTCATTTTTATAAAGCTTTAAGGAAATATGGAGCTGATAATTTTAATTTTGAGATTATAGATAGTAATTGGGATTATACTAAAGATGATTTGAACAGATTAGAACGTTATTATATTAAAAAATATAATACTTTTTATGAAGGATATAACTGTAATGATGGAGGAGATAGTATTTATATTCCTCGAAAATTAAATCCTCAGCAAGTTTTAAAAATTAAAAATTTAATAGCAAATACAGATATAAGTTTTCAAGAAATTTGTAATAAATATAATTTAAGTGTAGATTCATCTTTAATTAGTCAAATTAATCAAGGAAAAATTTGGAGTGATATTGGAAAATTTGATTATCCAATTAGAAAAGATACTTTTATTAAAAATAAAGGTGGAAGTAATCCAAATGCTAAATTAACTAATGAAGATGTTATGGAAATTAGAGAAATGTATGTAAATAAAACTTTAACTGAGATATATCCGTTATATGAATCTCGAATTTCTTTTTATGAGTTGAAAAAAATAGTTTATGGAAGTCAATTTAAATCTCTTCCTATTTATAAAAAGAGAGAAAAGAAATGGTATTTAAATGGAACCTGTATCGACTATCCTCGTTTAGAGGAGTAGGGGTGAGATAGATACACTTCGAAAAGGTTTTCTCAATTTTTGACAAATTGAGTAAGAGATAGTCAATACTTATGGAAACATGAGAGAAATATGACGTTCAATGAGGCGAGTTTTGAACGAGAGTACGAAAGTTTTTGAGCAGGCGCTGTCGAAGGGGCGTTCTTTGATCCTGATCGGTTTGATAAGCGTCGTACTTTGCAATTACCCGAGAAAGAACCGAATAAACGCAATAACCCTAATTCTTATTATCTTCTTGGTGTTGACGTTGGTCGTCATGGATGTACGACAGAGGTTATGGTAATTAAAGTAGCTCCAGCAAGAACTGGTGTTCCATTAAAAGAAGTTGTTAATTTATTTAGTTTTGACGAAGAACATTTTGGCTTACAATCGATAAAAATTAAAAAGATATTTAGACAATATCATTGTAAAGTGGCTGTTATTGATGCCAACGGCCTCGGGACAGGTCTTGTCGATTTCTTATTAACAGACCAAGAGGATCCTGATACAGGTGATTATTTACCAAATTTTGGTGTTGTTAATGATGAAGAGAATCGTTATCGTTCATTTGAAACAGAAGATACTATAGCTAATGCTATGTATTTGATGAAGGCTACTGCTCCATTAAATACTCAAATGTATAGTTATTGTCAAAGTCAATTAAACGCGGGAAAGATTAGATTTTTAATTGATGAGAATGCTGCTAAAAATAAATTAGCAGGTCAATCACAATCTAAGAATATGACTGCAAATGAAAGAGCTGATTATTTGCGGCCCTTCGTTATGACGTCAATTCTTAGAGATCAAATGTTAAATCTTGTTGAAGAAACAGAAAATCTTAACATTATTCTTAAACAGGCAACAAGATCTATTAAAAAAGACAAGTTTTCCGCACTTATTTATGGTTTGTATTGATGCAAACTTGAAGAAGATAAAGGTACAAGAAAAAGAAAAAGAGATATTTCTAAATTAATGCTTTTTTCTTAAAAATATAGGGCAAAAAAGAATTAATTAGTTTCTTTCATTTTTATTATGTTTTGAAAGTTAATTTTATGTAAAGGAGTGTTTATGAGAGATTCTGCTGGAGAAATCAAAATATTTAATATTCTCTCAGATAATGACATTCCATTTGCTGAAGAATATGAGTTTGACGACTTGGTGGCTGATTCCTCAGGTCGTCATTTGCGTTTTGATTTTTGTGTCTTTACAGAAGATGGAGATATAGACTTTTTAATTGAATTTCAAGGTAGGCAACATTATAAAGCAATTCCTAAGTTTGGAGGAAGAACTGGTTTTATAAGACAAAAGCATAACGATATTGCTAAAAGAAAATATTGTGATGCGCATAATATAAAATTAGTTATAATTCCTTATTGAGATGAAAATAGAATCTCATATGATTATATTTTTCAAGCTGCGGGATATTAAAGAAGGGGGTGTAAATGGCTTATACAAGAAATGTAAACACTAGAGATTTTAAAATAACTACTCCTAAAAAGAAAGCTAGTTTTAATAAAATCAGGGTTGGCCGCACCCTCTTGCGGGATGACGTAGTTTCTGATTTAGATTATATTAAAAGTTCTTCTCGTAGTAAAAAGTATGATAGAGATAGAGTTATACAAGCTATTGAAAAGAATGATATTAAAAACTTAAGATTAATCTCAGATTATTTTTATCGTTCAAGTGGTATTTATCAACGTTTATGTAAATATCTTGCTACTCTTTTTAGATATGATTGATTTATTACTCCCAATAGGTATGATAAAAAGATTAAAGATGAAAAAGTAGTTGAGGGTTGGTTGAAAGCCGCGGTATTACTCGAAAATTCTCGCTTAAAGAAGACTTTTTCAGAGATTGCTTTAAAAGTAATTAAAAATGGTTGTTATTATGGCTATAAATTAGAACAACCTGATGCAGTTTTCTTACAAGAATTGCCAATTGATTATTGCCGTAGTCGTTATAAATGGAATGGACGTCCCGCGATAGAATTTAATGTAAAATATTTTGATGATGCTTTTTCTGATAATGAGTATCGTATAAAAGTATTAAAAATGTTCCCTGATGAATTTGCCAAAGGATATATGCTTTATAAACAGGGTAAATTAGTTGATACTGAAAGTCAATGGCTTGAAAATGAAAAAGGCGTATATCAAGGCCGTCAAGG